CCTATCAAAATTAAAATTCGCTTCCATTTCATTGAGCTTATCCAATCCAACGCTCGCTAAAGATCCAAGTTTTCCAGGTAATTGAGATAAAAGAAACAACATGGATTTTAAAGGGAGCAGCATAAAGGTGATTAAAGCGTTTCCGATTCCTTTGAAAAAATCAACAAAGCTAAACTCTTGAAAAAAGCCAGTTATTGCTCCCCAGGCTGTTCCTAGCATTTCTGTAAATTTAGTAAATTGCTTTCCGAAAAAAGCCACAATTTCATCCCAATAAAGAAATATATAAACGACTGCTAAAACAGCCGCGATGATAGCTAATATCGGCCATGTCGCTGCAATTACAGATATAGCTAAAGCAATAAAGGCAGAATTTGCCAACCAAGTAACCGCAGTTCCTATCAACATAGCGGTTCTGTAAGCTCCTTGAGCTACAGCGTTTTGTATTAAGGCCCTCTTGTTTGTTTGTGTTATTGCGCTATTAACACCCATAACTACATTATAAGCGAATAAGGCTACCTTAGAAGCTACAATTGCCGTCTTAACTAATAGCATTGTTCCAGCTAAACTGACAGCTGTAATAACTAAAGTTAACATATTATCAGAAACAAATAATAAAACGCTTCTAAGAATTTCCAAACCACTCCCCGCTGTAGCTGTTTTTAGTGTTAAATTTGTAAATGATTTAACAACGTCTTTGACTGCAACATTTACTGTTTTTGTCGAAGTTTCAAACTCATCATTTAATGCTGTGTTTTTATTGAACTCATTAGATGATAAAGCCATTTTTTCATTAAGCATTTCAAAATTTGTAGCCAATGGAACTATTCCTTTAGATACTGTTTCGCCGCTTAAACCCGCATTTCTTAAAGCCTGAGCGACCGATCCTCCTTCGTTTGATATTCTATTTAAACCACCTATAAAACTATTAAATGATTTCTGAGGACTTTTGCCAAAATCTTCTGTTACTTGCTTAGATGTTTTTCCTATTATTTTCGCATAGGCTTCTAAGCCATCCCCACCTTCCAAAGTAGCCTTTTCAATACCTCTAAAAACTTTAGAAACTGCGGTTCCAGCGGCTTCTGGTCTAACACCTAGAGATTTTAAAGAAGTTGCTAATCCTAATATTTCCTTAGCCTGCAAACCATAAGCGGCGGTCCCTCTTGCTACTTCACTAGCCACGCTTAAAATTTCTGATTCTGTAGCGGCTGAATTGTTACCAAGTCCTACCAAAGCAGCACCGAATTGATCTATTATTCCAACACCTTCGCCTGTTATAGTTAATAGCCTAGCAATACTTGAAGCACCTTGTTCTCCTGCTACATCTGTGGCGCTTTCAAGTTTTGCCATAGTGCCAGAAAATTTTAAAATATTTTCTGATCCTTTTACGCCTAATTGTCCAGCAGTTTTTCCAACCTCTATAAGTGATTGAGTTGAGACACCTCGCATATTATCGGAAAGATCTATAAAGTCAGATCCTAATGCTTTTAATTCCGTACCTGTTAATCCTGTGGTTTTACCTACGCCAACTAAACCCTCTTCAAAATCCGTAATCCCTTTAAAAACTGCAAACGCTAGAAATCCACCAGCTAATAAACCGAATTGTCCTAATTGAGCCTGCGCCCTTCTTATAGGACTCAATAATCTATTAAAACGATGCTCTACCCTAGCAATACCAACGGACGCTTTAGAAGCAAAGCCATGCACGTTGGCGCTCATTCGTCTTAAAGTAGGACTCAGCTTATCATTTGCGGTAAAAATAACGGGTGCTTTAATCGTGGCGGCCATAATTACAAAAATAATAAAAAAATATATGGTAAGTTGTTTTTGTGGGTTTATATTATTAGTTGTTAAAACTTTGTTAATTATTGTTTGTAAGGTTTGTTTATTTACTATGTTTGTCAAAAATATAAACTTATGGAAGCAGTAAATGTTGAGAATACTAAAATTTGTGGTACTTGCAAAAAAGAGTTTCCGAAAACCACAGATTATTTTTTTGCTAGAGTTATAAAGAAAAAAAATAAAAGAGGACTTGTTATTTACCATTCTTTTAGAAGCGACTGTAAAAATTGCCATGCTAAAAAAACAAATGAAAGAATAGTGAAAAAACGGTGTCAAGAATTAAATTGTAATATTTCTGATTATAGAGAAAATTGGAAAACCCAATATTCTGAAACTAGAACTATTGATGCGCAAGCTAAAAATGAATTAACGGAAGGACAATATAATGTTTACATAAAAATGCTTTCAAAAGGTATTGTGAATAATTTAGAAGAATACAGAAAAGAAGTTTTTAAGAATAAATACTCAAAACCTTGGATGAGGAAATTTGATTATGGTGGTAAGGTTTTTTTAACAGAAAAAGAAAGACAAAATAAGAACAACATAACAAATAGAGAAAAAATAACGGATAGATACATTGTAAATGCCTTGGGTTTTAAAAAAGGAGAAGTACCAAAACAAATAATAGAAACTAAAAGATTGATTATAAACCTTAAAAGAGAATTAAAAAATAATAACGTTAAAATTAAATAATTATGGAAAGTAAAAGAGAATTAAATTTTGAAGTCAACAATTCAGACGATCTAAACAAGATGCTAACAGGCGTTTTAATGGATGTTAGAAGGGGAGTTTTAAATCACGAAATGGCAAAAAGTATAACTTTAGTCGCTGATAAAATTAATAGAAACAACGTAAATAAGTTAGAATATAAAAAAGTATGTAAGCATAAAAACAAGATTGATTTCTTTGAAAAGGAGTAGTAAGATAAACCACAAAAAAAACACCTAGTAATTACTTACTAGGTGTTTTCATTTTATCGTGCATTTCTTTTGCATTATCATACCAATAACCTATTCCATGATAATCTAAAGAATCCAGATACATTTGATCGATAATAGAAGGCGACCAGTGATGCTCATTAACTACGGATTTTATCATGTCGTCAATGTTTGCAGCCGCTAGCCACCCATCTAAAAAACCGAGCAAAGTTGATTTAAAGTATCGAAATCATCCTTTTCTAATTCCTTAATATCCACCTCTTGCAACATGGTTATATAGGCAATTATTCTCAAAGTGTAGGTTCCTAACTTTTTTTGTACTTCCAATCCGTCCATTAAAACGTGCTTATCCGCAGCTTTAATCCTGCTTCTAATTTCAACTTTTTTAATGGCCAAAGAGGAATCTTCTTTATCCGTAAATAAAGGGTATCTTAATGTGTATTCAACTTTTCCTTTTGAATCGATAATTAACAAGCCATCTTCAACGGCTTCAATCATGTCCTCGTATTCATCATAAATTTTAGAATCTGGCATTTTACCTCTTCTAAATTCTTTTTTTAAATGTTTCTCTAAATAACTTTTTACATCTTTAAAGGCGACTTCTTTGTTTACTTTGCTCATTGGTTTGATATTATGGCGGTTATTACACCGCCGTTGATTAATTTACTCTTTATGCTGCTTTTAAGCAAGCCTAATGCGTTATTATTAAAGCTGCTCTAGTTTTCCACCTCCAGCAATCTTAGCTGTTAACTGAGCTGTGTTACTATCGATTTGTATGTCTCCAACAAACTTTCCTCTACCTCTCCAAGTAATTCCAGAAATATGTGTAAAGGTCCACGTGGCTAAATCTGTATTTTCAGCCAATTTTGGTAGATTTAAAAGCTCGTTATTGCTTATGAAATCAGCTTGCAAAGGCCCTTCAAAAGACCAGCGAACTCTATTTACTTGATCGATAAATTCACCTCCACCAGTAATCATGTTTGCATCATCGTTGGATCTAAAACCACCTGGATCAAGCGTGTAGGATTCGTTTGATTTAGTAGCAAATTTGAAGCTTCCTAAAGTTGGATGGTTGCAGGTTATTTCTATAATGTCTCCGCCTGTGTATTTTGCCATTTTGTTTTTGTTTTTTGTATTGGTTAATTAAAATCCAGCCTCCACTGTGGTTGATTCTATTCTAGCAATCCCAGTTCGCTTATATCTAAAAAAAGTTTCAAAACGATCTGGGTTTGATTCTCCCCTTTGAACTGAACAACTTTCTTTTGAAAATTCTGGATCAGTAATCAAGGCCCTAGTTGCTAGATCTTCAAAGTAATCAGATAAAATACTTTGCCATTGCCTTGGTTTAATAGTTCTCTGAGCATCTGAAACTTGATTATCTGCTATAATAACATGATCTTTTACACTTAGAGTTTCTAAAATCCCGTACCCTTCCCGAACATTAAAGTCGATATTTAAGTTTCTAGGATAAGCATATTGCAAAGGAACCTCTCCTTCTGGATGATAGGTTGTAACTAAATCCTGAACCTTATATGCTCCGTTTTCCAAAATAACAGTTGAGCATCCCTTTTTAACCAAGAGATCCCTATTATTATAGTCTGACATGTCACCAATATCTCCAGAATTAGGAGTTGGCATATCTGGATAACTTTGATTATTTACAGTTAACTGAGGAGTGTCCTGTGCTATTCTTGCGAATATTGCAACCATGTTTGAAGCAGCTTCCCACGTGCATCCAGCTGATTTTGGAGCTGGGCAAAGCACGTTAGTAACCTGACTTATTCTATCCGTGGCTCCTGTTATTGCTACCAAATCGTCCTTATCATCTAAAGTGCTACCGAAAAAAGCTAAAGAAGGTTTAAAGTCAATCGCATTATACCTTCCTGTTGGTGTTGTTCCATAGGGTATACCATTAAATTGTTCAAAAGCTTCTAACTTGTCAATGTAAGGATTAATTATAGAAGTATACCACGTAGATCCAAATTGAGCGAGACTAGGTAGTAAATCTACCGTTCCAGATCCCTCTGTTCTATCTGTTTGAGAATAAGTAACTCCAGCAGAATCTCCTTCATTGCTTATCACTACATTACCCTCCTTGCTTGTCGCTCCTTTCCATTTAGTTGTAAATGTAACCACAGCTCCCGTTGAAGTTGCTGTAAATCCAGAACCTAAAACAGAATTAACAGCCAAAGCAATCTTTGCTGCTATTTGAGTTGGTGTATCATCCTTAACAACTGAATAATCATAAGTTTGAAAATCTAAATTATCCCTCCCATTGACCTTTAAGGTGTGTGTTGCGTTTTTTGTAGCATTACCAGCTACCGTCCATTCTATAGATGTAGCGGTTGCATCGTTTGCGGTTTCTTGCGGAAATACTACTGTAGGAATACCCGCAACTCCTGGCGAATTTACGGGACGTAAAATTCTTAAAATTTGATGAATTGGACTACCAAAACCATAAAGCTCTCCAGCTTCTTGAGCCGAGGTGACTTCTTTTTTTACGGTATCTAAAGTCCCTTGGTTCGCCGTATTCGCTTCTCCAAATATTGCAATAATTTGGTTTAGATTTGCGCTGGTATCGTTAAAGAATCCTTTAGTGATTCTGTAACCAGCCACTCTGGCTCTACGCTCTAAACCTACTGCCGTTGAAATTGCTGCCATAGTTTTTTTTATTTTTAATTAATTGATTAATTCATATTTATAACCTAATTCTGTATTCGATAATTTTACGTTTGTGAGATTGTTAGTTATTAAAACCCCCTCCTTAACCTTGTAATCTTGATAAAATCTAACTTCATGATTAAGCCGTGCCATGCTCACAAAACTTGCGTCTTGATTATTATTCGGCTCATAAGGTTCGATATTCTGAACGTTTGATGACATAACCAAACCAGGAACAAAATCTAATGTCACATAAAAATTACTTTGCAAAATTGCCTTAATTTGAAAAATGATTTTATCCCTCAAATTCGTGCTTAGCAAGTCCCCTCTTTTTGTTGAGGTTTGTTTTGCCACCGCCCAAGTGTCTACGGTAAATGTGGCGTTTTCTTGTGATCCGTGTTGATTTATTGATTCTGGATTTAAGCTTTCAAATCTTACGTTTATGACTAAAATTTCGCTCTTATCAATTGGAACCATTCGATCAACGAAAACATTAATCGGAAAAGTATCTTCTTGTAATACTTTTTGATTTTCTAGTTCGGTCTTTAAAATAGCAGCAATTTGATGCTTTATTAATTCAGTTCCCGAAGGTTCAATGATAGTGTTAATCAGTGCCATAATCGCCTAATATACAAGTTATCATTCCTAAAGTTTCATCTGGAAAGTTTTCCGTAATAACGTA